TCAAGGGGTTTTGTGTCGATTTATGCCCCATAATGTGATGCAGTTTGCCGTGATACTGGGGCGAAGCTGGGGCCAACCCTCATTTAAGAGCATCGGCTTCGAAGGCCGGTCTTTGTTGCGACAAATCAACGACTTGACTGGAAATGGCTCAAAGCGCGATTGCTAAGCTGGAAGATTTTAGAACGAAAGCCGGTCAAAAGTGGAAACCGAAGTGACAACCGTTTGATTGTGTTTAGCTGTCGTCTGCTTTCGGCTTCATCATCAATTCTGGAACACCCAACGCCTTTATGCGCCCAACTATGCAGTTATTGCACAGCGGCCAAAATGGCGGCATCGGTTCAGGCTGACCCCAGTTGAAAAAAAAGTTCCCTTCGGACCCGCATTGAGGGCATTCGAGCATGTGCCAGCCTTCCTCAACAAAATCTGGCAAAGGCGTTGGCTTGTTTCTCATGACCAATCCTTATGATGTTACCCAAAACAGCAGGCCCGCAACCGCTGTGATGACAATTGCCACGACAACAATGGCAAACGCGATTTCCCGCACTGCTAGCTCCATAATGCCTTGTGATCTAAAATCCATGATCTCTCCTATGCATAGTTTCCACTGGCCAGCCACTCACGCGCTTTCGCCTGCAACTTCTTAGCGCCATCAAGCGCATGCTGCCGGGATATGTAATAGCCGATGTCTTGTCGATAGCCTCTTGATCCAACCAAGGCCACGATCTGCTTGCCAAGCATCGCCGAATAAAACGGGCCACGCACAAAATCACCGGCATCATCGAAAAACCCTGCCTGCTCTTTCGCTCGTGGCTTGGCGCTAATCATGACCTCAAGTCTCTCCTTGGTTGCCTTGCACATGTCGCCTCCCACTCATACTTTCTGCGTTTTCAGAAAATCACTTCGATGTCTTGCAAGTTCAGCACGACACTTCTTGCAAATGCGTTTCGGAACATCTTTCAGGATGTCATCGTTTCCGTAAGGTAATTGCGTTCCGCACGCCCATTGCGCCCATCCACTGCCAAGGCCTTGACCTGCAACGATGTGACCAATGCCGCGATCAATCATCCAGGCTGGAACATCATCGATAGTGTATAGCTCCGGCATGATGCCTCCATTATTCCGTGGCCAGCTTCCTGGCCGGTTTCTTCTTTGAGCCTTTCGGCACCGTGTAATTATAGATGGTCTTCTGTGAGACCGTCAGTTTGTAGTGTTTGCCAGAAACTCACTAAGGGCAATCTCAACCACTTTGGACCGACTAGGAGGAACCGTTTGGCTCATAATCCATGCGTCCAGATCATCTTCCAAACCCTTGTCCACCTCGAATTTGATGGGCTTGCTTGGCTTTCCTGAGAACGCCATGGGCATCTCTCCACGCTCAATCATCGTGGATGCCGCTTTAATGGCGCTCACTGCCACGTCTGACGAACACTCAAACGTCTCCCTCTTGACGAACCGAATACCGTCATTTTTCAAGATCCAGCACGCGGCCCTCTCCACAGTGGTGGCGTCGCTGAGCCATTCAGAAGCATAGATAAGGGCTGAGCAATCGCTTTCTTTCAACCGCCTGCTAGGATCGACTGAATAGCCCACTTTTACGCGTTCTTCGTCAACGCGCATGACGTATACGTGTCCTGGTTTGGGCATTATTCACCGTCCGGGTTGGCTTCGATGTATTCAAGAACCTTGCGGAAGTTCTTGAGGGTAGCGCCTTCTGATCGAATATTTGCGACGGCTCTGGGATTGGCACAGGCGAGCAGGCCAAGCCTGCTTTCCTTCATGCCGGTTTTTTTCAACCACTCGTCTATTTGATGCTTTCCTTCGTCCACAAGATTATCCTTCATCGTCACTCCCACATGTGATGCGGGCATATCCTATTGACAATTTTTTAACAAATACTTTGCGCAAACGCAAGATATATTTTGTGAAATATTTTATAATTTATTGTTGACCAACATGAAAGATCGTGTATATTGACCATATCAGCAACAGGCTGGTCCCGGCGCCTCGCGGAACTCAGGGGCGGAGACAGACAGATGACAAACCACCCTAATCGCGCTGTTAAGATGCACCACTTCGCAGTCAGCGCCGACGCAGAGACTGGCGAATGGGCTCCCGAGACGGCGGAATACCTCGGTCAAGTCGTGCGATCCGAATTCCTTGCATGGACGGACACCGACGCAGAGCACTACGACCAAGCGGATGGCGAGACGTTCTTGCCGAAAGCCATGTCCGCTGCCGGAGTTGAGACGACATCGAATGTCGCAGTCACCGTCCGCTGGCAGTAATCAACCTTGGCAGGGCTCCGGTCCTGCCGTTTTTCTAACGGAGGCCCCGGAGACACGGCATGTGGACGATGTCAGCAAAAAGAACAGACGGGACCTTTAAAGTGGAGGTGTTCGGCCTGGATGGGGATCTGGTGGCCGCACGCGAAAATTTCACATGCCCTGACGGGGCTCGCGAATTCGCAGAAACAACACAACGCCAAATCCTGTTCAATGACCCGATCGATGGACCAACGCCTGAGATTGATTGGAATGACCCGCTGCTAGACATGACAGACCCCAGACCGATCGCCTGCCCTTACGAAACGCCTGGCGTTGCTGACGACTACGCGCAGGCTGATGAGCTCGCTGAGTGCGATGGATGCGGAATGATGCTGCCAGACGTGACCACGGTTTTTAGCCCGACAATGGGCGACACATCGGCATGCGCTGCATGTCGCGGCGAAGAGGAATAGAGGCCCCGTGATGCGCTATCTGTCCGTTTGCTCCGGCATCGAAGCCGCCACCGTCGCCTGGCACCCGCTAGGCTGGCAGGCTGCTGGCTTTGCCGAGATCGACAAGTTCCCGTCTGCTGTACTTGCGCACCACTACCCAGACACTCCCAACTTTGGTGACTTCACAACAATCAAGGCAGACGATGTCGGATCAATTAACCTTCTTGTCGGAGGCACCCCTTGCCAATCATTCAGCATCGCCGGACTGCGCGGCGGACTGGATGACGATCGCGGCAACTTGGCCCTCGAATTTTGTCTCCTTGCTCAGCGCACACGCCCCAAGTGGGTCGTTTGGGAAAATGTCCCCGGTGTGCTGTCCATGGACGGCGGACAAGCCTTCGCCTCCATCCTCGGCGGGCTGGCAGAATGCGGGTATGGTCTCGCCTACCGAGTGTTGGACGCTCAGCATGTCAGAGTGGACGGCTACTCTGGTGCCGTCCCACAGCGACGGCGGCGTGTGTTCATTGTCGGATATCTTGGAGATTGGCGACGTGCCGCAGCGGTATTATTTGAGCCAGAAGGCATGCGCAGGGATACTCCGCCGCGCCGAAAAGCGGGGAAAGACGTTGCCCCGACAATTAGCGCGCGCACTAAAGGCCGTGGCGGACTTGGAACCGAATTCGACTGCGATGGTGGCTTGAGCCACCCATTCGATATGGACACCATGAACACCTATGTTGCGCACACCCTGAACGCAAAGGGCGGAGCGGGTCGCATCGACAGCGAAAGCGAAACTTTTGTCGCCTCACGCGCTGAGCTCAGGCTTTGCGGCGGCGGGAAGCCCGGACAAGGACAGCCATGCATTACTGATCAATGGGCAGTGCGGCGTCTCACCCCTACCGAATGCGAGCGACTGCAAGGTTTTCCTGATGGATACACGCAAGTGCCGTATCGCAGGAAAGATGCTGCTGACGGGCCGCGATACAAGGCTCTCGGCAACAGCATGCCCGTAAATGTCATGCGCTGGATTGGGCAGAGAATTTCGCTCTGCTCTGATATCAACAACTAAAGGAATAGAGGCCCCTTATGAGAATATCTTCACCGCGGTTAGGCCAGCCAATATCACTACGGCAGTTGTCAGAGCCCACCAACCAACCCAACAGCCCGCGCTCAAATACCTGTCAGCGCGGAAATAACGGCTTTTTTTATTACTGCGGCCGCTATGTTTGACGCCTCGTCCCTGTTTACTATCCCCATCGCCGCGATTGACCACAGGAGAGCCACCAAGATGAACCGCCGAGCCAACTTCTGCCACTGCTTGAGCCGGATTTCGAATCGCGTCATCCGACCTTCTATGCTCGTTAGGCGGCCCTTTACTTCGCCGATCTCCCGACCAATCGTAAAGGTGTCCATATATTACAGCCTCTAGCGATGGCGACCTCATCACGCGGCCTTGCTTTTGGTTTTCTGACCTTTCGGCTTATCCACGTCGCACGGC